CGTCGTAGAAGGTTGCGAAGTAGTTACCCATTCCAAGGCTCTCGAATAGAGCAGGGTTATTCTCAAAACTCTCGAGGATTTGCAGACGAGTATCTTGCCGTCCCAATAGGTCGATGATTACCTGTTTATTAACCTCATTATGAACCTTACGGACCTCAATAGGTGTCTTACCTGATAGGTCATAGTCCATAATCATTTGGTCATATTCAGATTGCCAAGCTACTGCTAGCTGGTTCTCATCACCTAATGTAGCGATACCACCGCCCATTGTTTGCATACCTTTAATCATACCACCACGTAGTTTGGAGATACCGGTATTGCTTAATGGGTTCTTAGGGTCCTTATCAGTACCACCACCGATAATACGGTAGAGACCTGAGATGGTTCCTTCAGATAGTGATACACTTCCGTTATCTGTACCTGAGACAATAGCCGCAGATAGAGCCTGAGACTTCTGAGCGAAGGTCATGTTCTGGAAGTCGGGAGCGTAGATAGTCTTGTAGATTGCGTCGAGTGACTTGCTTTCAACATCAGGAGAGACGTAGTTAGCCGCAGATGTATAAGCACTTCTCATAGTGAGCATGGACTTATATAGTTCTGGGTTAGTCTTCTTGAGTGCTGTAGGCGGCATAGGGGGCTGTGAAGAGCTCATCTGTGAAGTGTATTCACCTAGAGCGGTATTATCAGCTTCCGTCTTAGCGGCCTTAGCGGCGGCGGCATCTTGCCGTGCCACTGCGTCAATCTCATTGTTGATGTTTAATAAAGCATCATCTACTTGTTTCATCTGTGCGGCGTTAAGCTTGTATGTCCCATTAGTGTGGGCTGTGGCTAGTGCGCCTAGTACTCGAGTGTCATTCATTGCATCTGCATAAGACAGAGCATCATCGACAATATGCTGGTTTATCTCAGCACCATTGAGACCCTTAGAGACCCTCTGGTCAGCTTCGGATGCCATAGCGGCGATAAGACCTGCGCCTGTTGGGTCCTGAGTAAAGTCATGCTGTTCCATCATCCCTAGGGTGATTTGACGCATTGCTGTAATCTCATCAGCCTTAACCCGCTTAGCGGTCGCAGACGTATGGTGAGAACCCATGTTTGCAACAGTGTTCTGTAGGATAGGCATAGCGCCCGCGAGAGCGTGTTGGTCAGTACCTAGTTGTGAACGAGCTTCACCTAGCTTGTCTCCAAGCCACTTCTGGTAATCTGTAGGGTCATTGCTATTCTTGCCGTCCCATCCATCATACTCAGTCTGCCATTCACCTAGTTTACCAAAGGCCCATGCCTTAGACTGGCTCTCTCTGAGGCCCGCCATGAACGCAGGGGAAGCTTGGGGGTACATTGTACCAGCTTTGATAGCGGCGGGGTCATGTGTAGCTGAAAGAGCTAACCCTTCCATCATTCCTAAGTTCTTTTCCCGCTCGTCTTCAACAGTCTTCTTTCTGTCCATAGTAACACCGACAGCCTTAGCGAGTGACGCGAAGCCACTAGAAGCACCACGGGTGTCTGTAGGGCGCACATAAGTACTTACTGACTTAGCGAATGAACGTGAAGGACCCGCAGAACGAACTGAGGTCATATCTTCTCTTACGTTTCTAGCCATTATCTAGGCCCTTTCTATGTTAAGTATTTATCTAACTTGCCTTTACCGGCGGCTGTTCCACCACCTTCTAAAAGGGCGTTAGCGACGCCACCAGATTGCTCTGCTACGCTGTTAATCTGATTAGCTGTTTGAGCCTGTAGACCGGACATATTGATACCGAACTGTGTCTTACGGCTTTGCTGTTCTTGGATGAATTTGTTGTTAGTACGTGCATTCTTGTTCTGAACGCCGAAGAAGGCTTCGTTAACGGAGATACCTGTAACACCAGAGATAGCGGCTTGGTTCAGGAACGTAGCTTCACTGGCTCTACCCTCTAGGGCGAGCTCATAGGCTTCCTGTACTGCACCACGGTTCTCTTCTTCAAACCGAAGCTGTTCTGTAGCCGCTTGGTTGTTCATGCTACTAATAGCTGAAGAGCGGTTCTGGGCTGACATCTTGTTAGCGGCTTTCTCTTCTTCATTTGCCGCATAAGCAGATGCACCAATAGATATGGCTGTACCGATATCACACATGACTATATCCTTACGAATTCATAAAAGGCCGCACCAACGGGGCCATGGTTAAACTTACGGATGAACGTAAAGCCACACCAAGTGAGCCACTGGTGATGAGCCTTGTTACGGCAGTCCGTTATATTTGCGAGTACGGGGTATAATGATTGCATATCAGCAACCCATTCCCGTGAGTGTCTAGCTAGTAAGAAGCGACACTGTTTGTTCATTAGAAGGTCCGATGCGAGCATCCAAGGAATTCCCACGTTAGGGTCTTCGCTTGGAGCTACACCGAATATAAGTACAGGAACCCCATGCCATGTTGCAGTCTTACAATAGGGGCTATCGACCTTACAGCGCATAAGCGCCTCTAAGGGAGAGCATCCAGATTGTGCGGCTATTTCCTCAACATCTGAAATCCTCATATTATCTGCGAGCCAAACTAGGTCTGACGGCAGGGAGTTCCGTACTTCATACATTTACACTCTCCGTGTTTTTGGGTAATACATTGCGTCCCATTCAGCGGAACCAAAGGCACACGCGAACGGCTTATCGCTTTCGAGCTTTATCTCCACACCAGTATTCTGTGAGGCGATAGGGAACCGGAATTCACCTGTATCGAAAGGCATTGTATCGAGCACGTTGTCAGCATCCGCGAAGATACGTCCATTGAAAGTGTACTCTTTTGCAGTCCTGTTCTCAGGCTCAACTAGAGCTTTGAAGAACGAACTGTTTTGGTAAATGACAGACATATACCGCAGTTGTAGTCTACCGTCCTGTACGGCTACTTCACCACCACCTGTCTCCTGACGCAGATATTGCTGGGAGAAGTGGAACTTGAATGTATAGCCAATGCCAGCAACCCAATCACTTGTAGTCTCATCACCTTCAATAGTGTACTGGCTGTTAGTAACCTTGGTCACTACTAGCTGTTCACCGTAAGGTGCTGACTTACGCCAGAACTGGACTGTGTTAGTGTATGAGAATGGTAGGTCTATCGTTGTGATATCTGTAACACTGTCATATGCTACTGTGCATTGTGTTCTGGATACCTTAGTGTCCAACAGGACCGGAGCATCAGAAGCAATGCTTACTGTTTCTTCAATACGAACACGGGCACTGTATGTCCCACCGTCCATCTTGTAGATTAGTATTAAGTCTTGGTCGATGAACTCTGTGCCAATGATTTCCATATCATTACCATCAAAGACCCACTTGGACCACGCAGACTGTACCTTAGTCTTCCCGTCTAGGAACCACTTGTACACATACAGGGCATTACGCTCAGTCTCACTTACGGCAACGAGAACGTCTTCGTATGTAGACACGGCGAGCTTAACTACACCTGTGGGGATATACTTTGGTACCTGTACGGTTATCTCAGCGGCATCAAACTGCTCATTATCACTGTCGATGTAGAGCTCACGCATAATAGCAAAGCGAGGTCCATCAACTGCGAAGAATACGTTAGGACCGGAGTTAACCGGAGCCACGCGGGTTGAAGCATCGAATGATGTAGTAGGCTGAAGGCCAATCGTTGCGGGTGTTAGAGTTTCCCCTTGGGTTACCTTGAACTGTTGCTTATCTGAGAACAGGACTAGGTTGTCACCAAAGGCAACTGCGTGTTGTAGGATGTTAACACGGCCTGTTGTAGAGGCCACATCAATCCGGTCTGTATCTAGTAACTGAGTGACTGTAGTACGCCAGAAGTTAGTGTACCCAGATGTCTCACTCATGATTAGGTTTTCATCTGACAACAAACCCATGCGGCCCTTATAGAGGAACATGGTGTTAATTTCTTTACCAATGAATGTTGGGTTAGCGTTACTATCACTATCACCAGCTACACGCTTGCCCCAATCAAAGGTACTAAACGCGAACGTGCCATCACCGTTATCAAACAGCTTGTGAGGCATTGTGGTATTAGTGATTTCAGTTTCTTGGTCCCAGCCAAAGGTCTCTACCCATGTCTGTCCGTCGAACTCTACCCAATAGTCATCTCCGGTTGCATCAGCTTCACCGATGACCTTAACCAGCCGACCTTGCTTTTCGGAAGGTGGTAAATCAGAGAACTCCTGAACACGGCCTTGGATGATACGCATAGCGGCACCGCCATACTGGTCGGATACTGTTACTGTAGCACCTACGGGTATAGTGAATGTAACAACTGAACCAACAACCTCTGCATCAGAATAACCTTTAGATATTGCATTTACTTTAAGTTCTGTAGCAATCTCTCCGGTACCCTCGAGGGCCGTAGCGGCTGTAGTGTTACTCTGTGTACCTGTGGTAGCGGCTAGAGAGCCGTTTACATAGATAGCGTAAGTTGTAGAGGCGACTGCTCTCTTAATGAATACGGACAGTCTAGTATAAGGGTTTAAGCGGGAACCGTCTTCAGCGAGCGTTGTAGAGGCTACAGTTTTGCTCCTGTTAAGTACAAACGTAGTATCAGCAACTGTGACGAACCTGAAGTCCTCAGCGGGGTTGCTAGAGGTTAGGTAAGCGTTACCTGTTGCGCCTGATACTGTGCGGGTTGTACCACTTTCAACATCAAATACCTGAATGTCCTGATTAGTACCCACGATGACATACTTATCTGTGCTGGACTTCTTAACAACATGAGTTGCTGAAGTTGTGCTGATAGTGCCTGTAGATAGTTCTGCTAGGAAATCAGAGCCCTGACGCTTTTGCAATCCAGATACAACGCTCATATAAGCATTCTCTGCACTCTCGCAGGATGTACGCAGTCTAGTAGGACTAGGCTGTTGTGATACACCATTGATAAGATTTGGTATGGACGAGCTAATCAGGGCCATGTTTTTACCTCATTGTGAAATAGGTTCTCTGCACTGTGTACTGAAGGGTTGCGCTATCATTGAGCACGTTGTGGTCAGCGGCGTTGTTCTCTTCAGTCTTGAGTGAGGCATATGCTCTCATCTCATCTTGTGCGTTGAATTGTGATATAGTCGGGGTACCCAACATACGCTCTTGGAATATGCGAGCGGAGCGTAACGAGATGTAACGCTTGGCTGTCTCAGGTAGGTCCTCGAAAGACGCACCAATAACAACATTAAGCTCAACAGCTTCGAGGATGTCGTATGTGTGGTTTTCACGGTCATACATGAAGCGTCCACGCTGTACGTAGCGGGTGCTAACGTCTGACGGGTCAACCTTCAAGATGTTCTGAGGGAGTTGGATACGGTTATCTGCATTAGGCAGAAAGGGTCTATTGTAATCTGTGTTAAAGAACCAGCCTTCAGATTGTACCTCACGGGATACGTTCCTTAGGATAGTTTTGGCGATACCTGCATCAACTACGTTATCGTCATCGAGTGTGTTGACAGGGCTTTCGCCGATGTTTGAGAGCATCACATTAACTGCTTCGAGCTCTGTAGTGGATGTCATTACAGCCATTGTTATCTCCTAAATGAAAAAAGGGACCCCCTAGTTAAAGGGAGCCCCTAATACTTAATCGCTATTAAACAGCGGCAAGCTCGATGATGCCTTCAGGGCGAAGGATACCGTGACCTACAGCCATCTTAGATACCATTAGTGTACCTTGACGACGGATGTCGTATTCGCTTTCAGACGCAACGTCCATAAGCTTAACGCAACCAAGAGCAGACTTGTGAAGTACAAGTGCCTTAGTAGCAGACGCATCAACGTCATACTTAGCTAGGTTAGCAACGTTAGTTCCAGTTGCAGTGTGGTCTAGTGCCAAGTTGTTTGACTTAACGATAGGCATTCCAGCAACGCGGAGGATTTTGCCATCAGCATAGTCACCGTTGTTAGAAACGTAATCGCGGTTAACAAGCTTGCTGTCCTGTACTAGTGCGTAGTAAACAGCAGGAGTTACGATAACGAAACGGTCATCTTCAGCAACGTCAGCAACATCAAGAGTTTCAGCGGCGCTGTATAGTCCGTCGATGATTTGTGTTGTTGTTGGAGTTGCACCTAGAGCAACAGATGAAGCAACGCCCATGTCAGCAACAGTAGCGGATGATGGTGTACGAGCTTCTTTAACAGCCATTGACAGAAGGTTACGGTCAAAAGTCTGTGCCAATGCATCACCCATCTGGCGTGAGTACTCAGAACGAACTTCGTAGTGGTTCTTAGCTTCGTCGATGTTTGCGATGAATGTGTGTGAAATCAACATATCGTCGATTGTGATTACCCGCTCGCCGTGCTCAACAGATGAACCAACGATTTCAGCGCCGACTGCATGGTACTCAGCACCGATTTTACCGATAGCTGGGAACTGAGCAGACTTGCCTGAAGTGATTGAGCGTGTGCGGATTTTGTCAGCCATAACAGTCTTTGTGTTGTAGCTTGCAAGAACTTCACCTGAGAAGACCTTGAGGAACAGAGCAGATTTGTCTGAACCGTTGTTTTGTGCGCCTAAGCGTGAAGGAGTAGCGTTAGCCATTAGATTAGTTTCCTTGTGGATTTAAGATTAGT